AGGCCATAGCTGGCAGGCTGACCATCTGGATAAGTTGGTAGAATAAAGAATTTTGTAGTGTCGTAACCGCTGAGTGGCACATCGCTTTCTGCTTGAGTCAACAGTGCATCATTGAGTTCAAGATCTTTGGGTCGAGTGCTCATTTGGTCTCCCACTGTGGTAGGATTAGGAATAGGTGTCCAGTAGTCAGTGTTGGATATATCAGTGCCTGGGGGCACGTTTTGTTTGGCCATGAAGTAGTTATCGCCAGAATTAACCACACTGTTGGCAGGATAAAAATTGCCATCGTCCCAGATGTTTTCAGGCATAAACGGTTGATTAACAATCTGTTGAAATTCTTGTGCATTGACCATGGGTGTGGCTTTCACACGCCAAAGATGTGGCAACCAAGTTTGACTAAAGCCTTCAGATGCATATGAAGCATCTTGTATGACATAATACTTAGGCAATGCTTTTGGTATAGCTGGATTAAGTGGATAGTAATCAATCAAGTTAGGCACTTCAATTACATCGCCACTCATGAGTTTACGCCCAAATGAATCAATCATATAATTGTAGTGAAATGTTATAAACAGTGTGTCATTGTTTAAAAACAAACCAAATTGCGTCAAATCAAAATCAATATCTTGTGTACGATAAACTCCACGCATCACATACACATCATTGTCGTAGGCACGATCTCTGTTTTCTAACAACAACAAGTCTTCAATGAACAATGGACTGGTGCTGGTATAAACTGGTAAGGTAGCATCGTTGTTACCAGGATTTTCACTTTGATCCAATATAGGACCTAAATATTTGTGAATATAAATGTCAAGTCCACCCACAGTGAACATTTCTTTGATGATTTTATCAAAAAATTGGTAATCGTTGGTTCGATTGGGACGGTATAGACTTAGGCGTGGCATAGTGTTGTATTTATGGACCAGATTGACAACAAACTCAACTTTGAGTATAATTACTGTATGGAGCATTTAGAACAACGTCTTAATGATGTCAAAATTCGTATTAGCAATCTTAAAAATAAAACGGCTCGACGAGACCTAGTAAAAATGCACAATACAGTGTTGGCAATTTTTGAAGAAATTAGTCGTGAAAGTGTTGAATGTCGCCGTATGCATAAAACAACAGCACGATACGAAAAACTAATACTAAATGCTACAGATCAAATTGAGCACCTGGAAAAGTACCTTGTGTTTGCATGTTTAATGTCTGGTTGACTCCAAATACTCAATTTGCTATAATATACACTTATTGGAAAGGAGATGCTATGACTGTGACTGTTGCTAAAATAAACGGTAAAATTGTTCAAGTTGTCAGCGTTCGCGATCGTGTGGCTTTTTCTCCAGTCCGCGGATGGGTCTGCGTTACTCCGGATGTGGACAAAGCAGATCGCGCCAAACACGACTTTAAGTGGGTGCCTGCCAGCACTCGTTTTGAATGGGTCAGAACTTTTGATTTCAAGGAGCCAACATGAATGCTGTAAAACAACCTACAATTCGACTGCTAAACCCCAAAAGCTCTGATACCAATGTCATGGGTACAGAACCCACTTGGAAAATTCAACCTATTAAAGAACGTGTAAGTGCGCTTAGTAAAGCATTTTCTTGGTACAATTATTTCTACGGCAAAAAAGATGCTAGAGAAATGATTGTGAACTATTTGGAATTGCATGGACGCAAAGCAGATGTACGACTACTCCGTGGTGTGAGTGATGCAAATATCAGACTGACCACCGGGTGGTTGTGCCGTATGAGCATGGTAGGTTTAGAACTCAACGAGCATGAACAAGTCAAACTTGATAATATGTTGAAAGAATGCTTACAAAGCAAACAGCAAGAAATTACAGAAGTGATAGTAGACGACACTCCGCGTATGACTATCCAAGACCGGTTGCGTGAAAAAGTCAGTGAGTGTGCCGGCGAACTTGACGGAATGTTTGACGAGTTCGTTGCATCTGGTGCCAAGATGTCAGCAGACTTCAAACCAATTGTGTTGATGCGTGGACTAAACATAGCACCACAAATGATCAGTACTCTGAGTGAAATTTGGAAAGCTCGCCAAGCAGAATTTGAAGAAGTGGCTAAGGGAAAAGATTCACAGTTGACAGAAGGCTATCGACATCTCTCTAAAATTCAATTGCGTAATGTGTTGAAGTTTTGCGAGACCGTGATCAATGACTGCGGTGCTTACATTCAAATTAAAAAAGTTGAACGTAAACCACGCAAGAAAAAAGCAGTCAGTCCAGAAAAACAAGCCAGCAAATTCAAGTTCCTGGCCGAGTTTGCTGAACTCAAACTCAAAAGTTTGCAACCCAGTCAGTTGATTGAAAAGTCTGAAGCATGGTTGTACGACACTAAAAAACGCAAGTTGATTCATGTTGTGGCCGACGATTACAGTAAGACATTTACTATTAAAAACAACAGTATCATTGGATTCAGTACTGTGGAAACTCAACAAAAAACTCTGCGCAAACCTGCAGAACAACTCAAAGGAATAGGAGCAGTGGGCAAGCCTGCGGCTCGTAAATTCTACAAAGATATCAAAGCTACAGAAGTGGCATTCAATGGTCGTGGCACTGAGAATTTGATCATACTTCGAGTGTGGTAAATAGGCAATGATTGATCCAAAAATCCAATGGCCAGACGATACTCCCAACGATCCTAGACTCTATGTGCCCAACGTTGAAGTTTACATAACCAACGTATGTAATATTGCCTGCACCAATTGTAATAGATATAACAACTACAATTTCAAAGGTCATCAACTTTGGAAAGACTATGAATTTGTTTATCAAGCATGGTCTGAAAAAATTCGTTTACAAAAAATAACTATACTAGGCGGAGAACCATTGATGAATCCTAGTGTGTGCGACTGGATTCGTGGACTAAATCGTATATGGAAAAAACGAGTTCAAATATTAACCAATGGTACACGACTTAATCAAGTCACTGGACTTTATGATGCTGTTGCAGAGTACAGAGCCAGTGGCGGAAATTGGATAGGAGTCAGTATTCACAACACCGACGAATTAGATAGATATTTTGAAGAAATACACAAATTTTTACAAGGACCTATTAGGACCTGGGTTGGCAAAGATGCAGTAAACGATAGTGGCGGGTCCGCCACTTGGGGTGCCGATTACGCATTTGAAGATCGTAACGGAATACATGTTCATGTTTGGGTATACGACAGTTTTTATAACGCAAACATACATACAAACTTTCAAGGACAACTAACACTACATAACAATGTGCCCAAAGAAGCTCATGATGTTTGTGGCATGGTCAAGTATAAAAACTATCATTTTGTACGTGGAAAATTATATAAATGTGGGCCAGTGGCACTTATGCCAGAATTTGATCAGCAACACACTTTAGCTATATCCGACGAAGACAGATTGTTATTAAACAGTTATAAACCTCTCACTATCACTGAGTTTGATCAAAGAGGCACTGAATTTTTACATAATATAGACAATGTAATTCCGCAATGTAAGTTTTGTCCTACAAAATTTGTAAATCATAAATTGATTGCAACAAGTAAAAAACAAAATGCTACCGGAGTCTTTTCGTCGTGATAGATTTATACGGACCTCGCCGACTGTCTTTTATACCTTTTGATGACGATCCTAGAATATATCTACCAAAAGCTGAATTTTATATAACAAATGTATGTAATCTTTCCTGTGACAACTGCAACAGATTTAATAACCATAATTTTACAGGATGGCAAAATTGGCAAGATTATCAAGATATATATGTTAGATGGGCAGAAAAAATTAAAATTGATCAGTTGGTAATTTTAGGCGGCGAACCATTGATCAACCCGAGTATATGTGACTGGATTCGTGGCCTTAATCGTGTATGGCATAGAGGAGTACAAATAGTAACGAATGGTACACGACTTAATCAAGTGCCAGGGCTATATGATGCATTGGTTCAAGATGGACGCGATGGCGGCAATTGGATAGCGGTAAGCATACACAATGCCAATGATACCGAACGTTATTTGGATGAAATACAAAAATTTTTGAAATCTCCAATAATTGAGCTTGTTGGCAATGATAAAATGGGTGCTGATTACGCATTTAAAGATCGCAATGGCCTACATATACATGCCTGGATTCAAGATAGTTTTTATAACGCATCTATCCAACAAAAATTTGACAGATTTGTACTACATGACAGTGATCCTGACCTAGCACATGCAGAATGTGGCATGGTCAAGTATAAAAACTATCATTTTGTACGTGGAAAATTATATAAATGTGGGCCAGTGGCACTTATGCCAGAATTTGATCAGCAACACAC